GGCGTTGATATTGCAAACGGTGGTTGGTCTGGCACTAACTATTCGGATTTAATTATCGGATATCACACTGGAGTACGCATTGGCGGTGGTTATTCTGGGGTTAGGTTCTATAACAACTCACCCACTACCGATACAAATAACACTGGAAATGGTAATGGTGGGGAAGCTCTGCTGATGACTATCGGAGGGGGCGGGTCTAGCACAAGCGGCACTAATGTCACGGTTAACAATTCTCTTATTGTAGGTGGCGTTATTGATGCAAACGGTGGTCATGGCGGAATCAATATAACAAACTCGTCAATACTTTCTTCCCCCACTTCTACATGGACAGGTGATCCTGGCGGAGCTGGTAAAATACAATACCACTCTAATAGATGGTATATTGTATCAGACTCATCCTCGAATAGGATCGTACAGTTCCGCAGAAACGGCAGTGATATGTCTCACATTGACAACAACGGCGCTTTGATAGGTGGCGGAAATTGGTACAGCGGCAACGACGGCTCCGGTTCAGGTCTAGATGCTGATACTGTCGATGGTATTCAGGGGGCTTCATTCTTACGCTCTGATGCCGTTGATACCATCGGAGCTAGGTTAACGATGGGGCTGCAGCACGCTCTCGTACCAGCGGATTATGGGATAGGCGTTACTGGTCTCTATTCTTCAACTCGTTATCAACACGTTTGGTCAATGGGTTCGGCTTATGGCACTAATTCAAGTGGTACGTCATACGGCAACATGTATGGTCTTACTTACACCCACACAAACGTAGGTACTGGAACAAATCAAGCTATATCAGGTTTATCCCACCAGCTTCAGCATAGAACCAACGGAGTGCTTACAGCAGCAATTGGTAGTGGCATATGGACGTCTGGAAACGTTACAGCTTACTCAGACATTGCCGTTAAAACTAATCTTGTAAAAATACCGAACGCCCTTGAAAAGGTTTGCTCTATTAATGGTTATACCTATGAGAGAACGGATTACGTAAAAGATTTAGAAGATCCTGAAGCTCCAGATGTATTAAGACAAGCTGGTGTAGTTGCTCAGGAAGTTGAAAAGATATTACCTGAAGTAGTTAGTGGTAAAGATGGTAATAAAGCAGTTGCTTATGGTAATATGGTTGCACTTATGATTGAAGCAATTAAAGAACTTAAAGACGAAGTTGATGAATTAAAGGCTCAACTGAAAAATAAATAGATATAAATAGATATAGAGTTATTAACTTAAAATTTAAACCAGGAGATAAAAATGTCAGTAACATATGAATTATTAGAAGAATTTACAGGAACACGAGCAAGCGAAATGCCTGATCCAGATAATGAAGGCGAGACCATAACATCAACTGTTGATGTTAGAGATATTCAAGTTAGATTTACTTGTTCAGATACCAGCTGTACTCATGAGCGTTCTGTTAACGTATGCTATGATGCTGAAGGTGCTTATGACGCAGATGCTACTGCTGTACGTATTGGTGAAGTTGGTGCAGGTGTTAGTCACAAAATCGCAGTTGGTGTAATTAGCTAATCAAGGAATTTAAAAATGGCAAAGCCTAATTCAAGACAAACATTAATAGAATACTGCTTAAGATCTTTAGGTGCGCCTGTTGTTGAGATTAATGTTGACGACGATCAGGTTGAAGATAGAGTTGATGAAGCTTTACAGTTCTATCAACATTATCATGCCGATTCCATTGAAAAAGTATTTTTAAAGCACCCAGTAACAGCTGATGATATCACAAATGGTTATTTAACTATACCTGATCTGGTAACTGACGTTGTTAGAATATTTCCATTAAGAGATAGAAATAGTTCTGATAATATGTTTGATGTTAAATATCAAATGCATCTAAACGATATGTATGCTCTTGGTTATATGGGTTCATTAGTTGAATACGAAATGTCTCAACAATGGTTATCTCTTTTAGATATGATTATGGATTCTGATAATAAACATCTTAGCTGGGATAGACATAAAAACCAATTAAGAATTGATATGGACTGGTCTAAAGAAATAATAGTTGGCGATTATATTATTGTTGAATGCTATAGAATATTAGATCCAGAAACTTACACCGATGTGTATAATGACTACTTTTTAAAGCGATATGTGACAGCTTTAATTAAACAACAGTGGGGTGTTAACCTATCTAAATTTGAAGGTATGGTAATGCCAGGTGGAGTAACCTTTAATGGCCGTCAAATTTTAGAAGATGCCAAAGAAGAAATCGAAAAATTAAATGAAGAAGTCAGATTAAACTGGGAACAACCAGTCGACTTCTATACGGGGTAATAAATGCCTAGAAGTGTATATTTCTCGCAGTCAGTGGCATCAGAGCAGTCAGTCTACGAAGATCTAATAATAGAATCTCTTAAAATATATGGACAAGACGTCTATTATATTCCAAGAACTATGGTTGATAGAGATACAATCTTAGGTGAAGATAAAGCTTCTAAATTTGATGATGCATATATGATTGAAGCTTACATCGAAAATCCTGAAGGATTCGATGGGGCTGGTGATCTATACCAAAAGTTTGGTCTTGAAATAAGAGATGAAGCTACGTTTATTGTTGCTCGTAAACAATGGAATAACTTAGTTGGTATATGGAATAACGATGTACAATCAGAAAGGCCCACAGAAGGAGATCTTATATATCTCCCAATGACTAATAAGTTTTTCGAAATATCGTTTGTTGAACATGAGCAACCATTTTATCAATTATCTAAATTGCCGGTTTATAAACTTAATTGTAGTCTCTTTGAATACAACGATGAAGATTTTAATACTGGTGTTGATTCAATTGATGTTACAGAAATTAAGAATGCATATCAAGTTCCAATTAGAGTAAGTTTAACTGATGGTAATCACTTTGAGCTTGGTGAAATTGTAACTCAAGTAATTACAACTGATCCTGCTGTAAGCGTGTATGGAACTATACAGACTTTAACTAAGAATTCGGACTTTTTAGCAACTATTAGCGTATCTAATATTGGCGTAACTGGATCAACTGAAGCTAAAGACTTTATTATATCTCCTACGCTTGGTTTGACCGGAAGTAAATCTACAAACACATGTTTTATTACATCAATAGACGATGTTGCTGATAATACATCGTTCCCAAGTGATGGTGGAGCAAGCAATAATGCATTTGAAGTAAATGCTGATGGATTTTTAGACTTTTCTGAAAATAATCCATTCGGTGATCCATCGGAGACATACTAATGTTTGGTAATCATTTTTATCATGCAACTATGCGAAAAGCTGTTGCAGTTTTTGGAACTTTGTTTAATGATATTAGTGTTATTAGACAGGATGGTAGTGGTAATGTCCTTAACCAAGTCAAAGTTCCTTTAGCATATGGACCTAAACAAAAGTTCTTAGCTAGATTAGATCAAAATACTAATAGTGATGCTTCTATGGCTATTAAACTACCTAGGATGGCTTTTGAAATTACGTCCTTAGATATAGATTCAGCGCAAAAACTTGGTAAAAGAAATGTTATTAGCGAGAATCATGCTACTGATTCTACTAAAAAGAAAACGTTAAAACAACAAGTCGCATATAATATTAATATGACTTTACATATTTTAGCAAAGAATCAAGATGATGGACTACAAATTGTAGAACAGATTCTACCATATTTTCAGCCAGAATACACTATTACAATACGACCTGTAGATGGATTTCAATATAAACAAGATGTTCCAATTGTATTAACTAGTGTTACTATAAACGACGATTATGAAGGTGATTTTCAAACTAGAAGAGTTTTAGCTTATCAATTAGATTTCACAATGAAAATGAAGTTTTTTGGTCCTACGTCCAATCAAGGTATTATCAGAGAAGTTAATTTTGATTTTAACTCAGATATTGGTGGCGCAAATGTATTAGAAAATATGGACTTTACTATAACTCCAGCTGATGCTGATGAGGATGATAACTATACTGTTAACGTAAGTATAACATAGGTACATTATGAATAAATTAGATAAGATGCAGGCTAGCCTGAATAAAAACTTGCCAGAGAAAAAAGAAAAGAACCCTCCCATGGTCTTGACTAAAGATCAAACAGAAATCAAAGATGATTACGAGTATTCAAGAAAAACATACAAAGATCTTATTGATACTGGAGTAAAATCTCTAGATGTTCTTGCTGAACTTGCAAGAGAATCAGAACATCCAAGAGCATTTGAGGTATTATCTAAAGCTATAAAAGATATTGGTGATGTTACTGATAAGCTTATGACACTTCAGAAAAATAAACAAGATTTATCTGGAGAAACTCCCAACAAGAAACCTGTTACTAATAATAACTTGTTTGTTGGTAGTACAACTGATCTACAAAGATTGTTTGCTCAAGCTGATAAAGAAGCGAAGGAAAAGGTTATAGATGTCTCGCCCAAAGAATGATGAAGGCTATATGGGCAATCC